ATCAATCCCAGTAAAATAGGAAGCTATGTTGTTTATGGAATAGAGTGTGTTGATTACACAAGGGACTTGGATAGAAGGCTTGTTAGAGAGGGCTATCAGGACATGACTGACAAGGAAATCATAGAAGATATAATTGATAATTACTGTGGCGGGTCTGGAATAACTTACAACAATGTGACAGAGGGAATTAGTATATCAAATATGACTTTCAATTATGTGCCACCTTCGGAGTGTTTTACAATCATTTGTAAGCTAACAGGAAGGGAGTGGTATATAGATTATAATAAAGATGTTCACTATGGATTAAAGTTCGGAGAACACGCACCATTTAATATAAGATGAGCTAGATAAATATGGCAACAATAACAGGATCAACACAATATTTATCAGCCCATTTTGCTTATTACATCACATGGGTAGAGGATAAAGTCAATGCTACGAATAATACTTCTAGGGTTACTGCGTATGTTTATGTCCAAAAGATAGGGTCATATAGTATTGAGTCTATTCACAATAATCACTACTTGTATATTGATGGTACAGCTTTCAATGCAAATAACTATGTAGATATGAACCCAGAAACTACTCCGAGATTGCTCGTGAGTGGGTCTAAAACTATTACGCATAATTCAGATGGTTCTAAGAGTATTACAATCAGTTCTAACGGTGAGATATGTCATATAGACCCAAGACCTTCTTATACTCCATACACAGGCTCAGCGAGCGGTACAGCAACTCTAACAACAATCTCTAGGGCTTCGGCAGTATCAACCCAGTCAGCAAGTTCAATAAGCACTACACAGGCGACAGCGAATGGTACTGTTACAGATGTAGGTATTCCAAATATTACAGATAGGGGTATTTACTGGGGTACTAGCTCTGGGAGTCAGCCTAACAAGTTATCTGAAGGTGGTACTGGTGCAAGTTCTTTTAATAGAATAATAACTGGGTTAAAAGCAGGTACTACATATTACTATAAAGCGTATTCATACAATTCTAGTTATGGTTACAGGTATGGTTCAGTTGTTAGTTTTACTACATTGTCAGTTGCTCCGACTGTTACAACACAGTCTTGTGCAAATATAGATACTCATACAGCCACAGCAAATGGAAACATCACAGCGACAGGTGGGGCAACTGTAACTAGGAGGGGCTTTTGTTACATTGAGGGAAGCTCAGGAACTCCTACGGTATTGGATCTTACTCAGTATGAAGACGGTAGTTTTGGTACTGGTGCTTTTTCGTTAGGTTTAACTGGGCTAAAAGCAGGTACGAATCACAGGGTTAGAGCTTATGCGATAAATAGTCAAGGTACTAGTTATGGTGCAGTTGTGGATCTTGAAACATTGGGTGTTGAAGATGATGCCGAGAGTGGTCTATATATATCAGGTATTCAGGATATTACAGAGGATAGGGGTTTATGGATAAGTGGAGGTATTGAAGAAGATGCAGAGAGAGGATTGTATATACATGGTAGTATAAGCGTTTTTGAGGATATGAAGCTATACATGAATGTCGTTGATGGTGAAACTGCTGACATGGGTCTTTGGATTGACGGTATTGCAGATGGATACAACTTGTATAAGAATCTTCGCTTTGGGTTAGATAATTCTGCATTAAGAAATAGGATCTATGTAAGGGGTGGTACTTATTTATCAGATACGATAGAAATATCTCAGGTTGCAGATGGTGAGCAAACGGTGTTTTATTTACCAGAGAAGCCTCGTGATATTGCTATCTTAGAAGGTGCTACTTCAAAGACGGTTGGAATAAAAAACATACACAGCTTTGATGATTATGATTATCTAGTAAATTATCAGGAGAAGTATGTAGAAACAGATGTTGCTCCTAGTTCAGGTACGGTTATGACATTTACATATAAGTATGATATTCCTATCTTGGTAGCAGTAGAGGATCAAGACTCGATAGAAGCCAATGGTCAGTTTGAATATGTAATTTTTGATAAGAGTATTACAACTGTAAGTCAGGCTAGAAGTAGGGCAGTTGCAGAACTTGAGGACTATGCAGAGTCAATAACTAGTGGTACATTTGAAACTTTAGAAACAGGATTTAGGGCAGGTCAATACATTATGGTAGATATTCCAGAGTTTGGTATAGATGGAAAGTTTGTTGTTAAGGGTGTGAAAGCTACTTCAATAGGTGGTGGGCAGTTTAAGTATGATGTTAGTATTGTGTCTTCAGAATTGTTAGGAATTATTAGATTCTTGGTTGATATGTTGGAAAGTAATAAAAATGCTTTGAATATATCTACTGATGAGGTGGTTGATGAGATAACTACAATAACAGGTGAGTCGTTTACTTTGAATGAAGGAACTCCTGTTATAACATCACATGATGGAGATTATAAGTATGATTCTGATGCTGATTGGGACATAGGTAGTTTTAGCTAGTTTATAGGTTGAGCATAAAATGATAAAATATAGCATATGAAAAACAATGTAAAACTGGTATTTGAAAATGTAGAAACTGGGAAGAAGGAGATTATAAGTCTTCACAATACTGAGTGTACTGTTGGAAAGAACTCTTTGGCTAGTAGAATGGCAGGGGCAGAGAAGGGTCAAGTAACATATTTTGCAATTGGTACTGGTGATGTTAGTGGTGGTAATGCTCCAGATGTAAGTGATGTTGCGTTAGTTGATGAGTTAATAAGAAAACAGATTAGTGTAAGAAGTTCAACTGGTAATACTGCGAACTTTAGGATCTTCTTTAATACAAGTGAAGCGAATGGTACTTTGACAGAAATAGGTTTGTTTGGAGATGATGCTAGTATAACTCCTGATAGTGGTACTTTGTTTGCTAGGGCAGTAATAGATAAGACTAAAACAAGTGCTGAAACATTAACAATAGACTGGTCTTTAGATGTAAATTAAGCGATTAAAAACTATGATATGGAACTCAAATGTAGTAGAGGCAGGTGATACAATAACAGCAGAGCAATATAATGACCTAAGGACTGATGTTGCTTCTGTGTTAGAGTCGGCAGTTCCAGTAGGTACTGTTGTTATGTGGGCAGGTAATAGTGTAAATGTTCCTAGTGGTTGGGCGTTGTGTGATGGTTCTGCTATAAGCAGGACTACATACGAAGACCTTTATGCATTACAAGGCAATGTCTTTGGTGGTGGAGATGGTTCAACAACCTTTAATCTACCAGACATGAGAGATAGGTTTGTAGTTGGTGCAGGTACTTCGTATTCGTCTAATTCAAAGGGTGGTGCTACTTCTGTAAACATAGCTCATACGCATACTGTAAATGCTCATACCCATTCTGTTGGGAATCATACACATGATCAAGGTTCTTTAGTTGCCCTAGTGAATCATCAAAACGATAGAACTTATATGAAATCAACTCCATACAGTTGGTCAGCCGATTGTGCTAACTATACAGGAAGCTCTCATGCCAATGCTCACATAAGTGGTCGTGGTGCAGATGTTGTTGGCAGTACAGGCTCGGCAGGTGCAAGTACAACAAGTTCCAATGGATCTTCAACAGGTTCAGGTGGTTCTGCAAGTTTGGAAAATAGACCCCCATATATAGGAATCTTATACATAATTAAAGTCTTAAATTAAATGTCATGACTAACAATACTAACAATCTAGAAAAATCAGAAAAAATCTTGGGAATCGTAAGAAATTATATAATCCCACTTGTTGTATTCATTTGCGGGTTGTCTGTTGCGTGGGCTATTCTTGACAGCTCTGTTAAAAACAATGCTTTGGCAATAGAGGAATTAGAGGTTAAGTGTACGGAAACAGAAAGGATTACAAACCTTGTCTTACAGAGATTGTCCAGTATAGACGCAAAGTTAGAGTATATAGTTAAGGAGATAGATTCGTTAAGTTCTATTCGTTAGATAATTTTAGAATAAAATGCTATGCCTAAAAGATTAAAGTTAAAGGGTGGATTCAAGGAAAACAAAGAAGATTTTATAGGAAGAATCAGGTCTAAAAAACTTGTTATAGAAAATCCTAAGAGAAGGAAGCCACCAGTAAGAAAAGCTAAAAAGTAATATATAATTTTTATATTTTATTAAAATGGCAATATTAAAAACAGGTCAAACGATTGGGGTCGCAGTACACCATGCAGTTTACAAACCTGCTAACAATATGACAGAGTTAAAGGCACAGGCTAAGTTATTTGATGGTTGGCATAAGAGTAAGAGTTGGGCTGAAGATATAAAGACAGGTGGAGAGTTTGGGTATCAATATGTTGAGTATCATTATTTGATGGCAACAGATGGATCTATATTACAAGTTCAAGATGAGAAGTATGTTTTATATCATTCAGGAGATAACTTTAGAGGAGTTGATAGTTTTAACCTTCATGGTATTGCTATCTGTTTAGCAGGTAATTACGAAACTGATGTACCTACTGAAGCTCAGATGAAAGCCCTTGTATTGTTTATAAGAGATGTTCAAAAGAGATATAAGATAGATGCAATGGTAAGAGGACACAAAGAAACATCAGCAGATCCAACAGCCTGCCCAGGAGCAAACATTGGAACTTCCAAGAGTGGTTGGTTAAAGCAGGTCATTACGAATGTTAATGATAAAAACTATCCACCAGTAGTTGTAGTACCACCAGTAGAAACAGGGTGTGAGAAGGAACTAGCTATACTTAAAACAGAAAATGAGGAGCTTAAAAAGGCTCTCAGCCTCTCGGAGGATAGAGTTAAAAAGTTAGAAGATGATATTAAAGGTTATAAAGCAGAGATAGAGGTGTGTCATGATGAGTTAAGGGCATCTTTAGATAGAATGACAGAACTAGAAAACTTGACAAAGGATCTAACTAACAAGAACGCAGAAATAATCAAAGAATTAGCAAAATGGAGAGGGGAAGCTACAAAGAAAGTATTAAAGGAAACGTTAGAGAAAATAAAGGGCTGGTTTATTAAGATGTGGAATAGATAGTTAAATTATAAATATCTAATATCGTGGATAAAGCCGAGTTCGGTACAATAATAGCAGGAGCTATTGTTCCGATTTTGATATCTCTGTTTAAGAGATGGTTCACAGTAAGCAAGAATATGATATCGTTCATAACTCTTGCAGTTTGTTTTATAATAGCCTCAGTCTTCGAGTTATATGAAGATGGTTTCAACTGGGATGCATACCTAGGAAAGATAATTGAGGTCTATGGTACATCTCAGATTATTTACTGGGCTGTATTAAAGACTACTGACTTAGATACTAGGATTGAGGGCGATGGAAAATAGCAGGAAGTTTCTAGTTTGGGGAATTAGATTTTTTTTGTTTTGTCTTTTGTTTGTAATCATTCTAAATTATAAGTTTGTTATAACAGCCCTCTGTTCTTTTTTCTTGTGGCTTTGGCTTAAATTCGTCTTAGTCATGTAATAGTTAAATCTAGTCTATACGAGTATGTTCAATTTCTTAAAAGAGCCAGTAACTGAGTCTGGCATAACTACAAAAATAGGTAAGATTGAGGATCTTGAGTTTAGGAATCGGATGTGTTCTGCCTTTAGTAGGAGTGTGGCGATTGAAATAAAGGAAAGGGCTTGTTGGCAGTGTGAGGTAACTGGTAAGAGATATGAAGACGGTTGGAGATTGGACGCTAGTCATAAATATACCCATGATAGAAACGACCCTAGATATAACGACCCTGATAATGGTATCTGTCTTTGTCTTGAAGAACATCTGAAGCAACATATAGAACTATACTGGGATTCAATAGAACAGGGTACAGAGCAATACATAGATTGGGCTTATCATTCTGTTAGGCTAATAGCAAGAAGGGCATACATAGATGGATTAAGAAGTCTGGATCATTATGCAGAAGTTCCATTCGATATAGTAGATGATAGAGATACGGTTGTAGAGATACTTTCTGAGAATGGGCTAGACCCTAAACAGTTACTTATTTGATTTTTGAATTGAAAGAGGGTAATATATTGGTATGAATCAATATGTAAAAACAACTAAATATGTGTTTGGTTCTCAAATATATATTGATTCAGCAATTAGCCATTCCGAAAGGGGTGGCTTTTTGTTTTCCATTGGTTTGTGTAAGTGGCTCGTTAATAGAAATATTCCGACTGGGGTTTAAATGTACATGGTCGGTTCACAGAAAAGATGTACAGCTAAAAATCAACAAGAACAATAGGGTGAGTTGTTTTTAGTATTAAAAATGTGAGAGGGTATGGATTACGCACTATGTCCACCTCCCTTCTAACTCGGATCTGCAGTTAGTTTGGGATAGATAGTTGGCTTATACTGTCTGAGATAAAACAGGTAAAACAGTAGATATATATGTATCCTAATATGGGGGTACTTAATACAACTGCGAAGCAAAGGGTGAAATTAAATGGCTGAGAAAAGAAAAAGGGTTTTTACAAAGGAAAATAGCGTTTTAGGTGAGTGTCCTAGATGTGGAAACGAGAAAGCCCTCTGGTATAAATTGGTTGGACTTGCAGGAGATGGTAAGACCAAGCAATATCATTACTGGTGTCGCTGTGATGCGTGTAAACACTACGAGGCATATGAGAGAAACAAACAGAGATATGAGATGTTAAAAGGCTTAAGGTGGTTTCACAGTAAGAGATATGATGAATACCTAGAGGAACAGGATAAATTATCATTGTTTTAATATATGCATATAATCCCATTCGGAGAAGTAATAGAAGAAAGATTCAATACAAGCAAAGAACACGGACTTGTAGAGATGTGTGCAGGTATATGGAGAATGTCCAGTAGGGCTAGAGATAATTATGATCCAATTTCGTTTATAAAGTTTTTACAGGGAAAAGTAGATAAGCCAGATAGGATCAAAAAACAGGAGCTTGTTCAAACAGATTTCAAACAAAGTAAAGAGCAAATAATTGACAGTCTTCTAATGCTTTAGAAAAACACATATATAACAACACATTTTACTAGAAAGATTACCCATAGTAATATTATATAGCTTTGTTGTTGACTTGTATTATTTAATAATATATAATAATATATAATATAATTAAATTAAGCA